GGGTTAGAGACATCATGCTACAACGTAATCCGAAAGGATAAGCGTGATAGATTAAAAAGTTGATGGATTTCCTCACTTTAGCAGCGAAATACCTTTTTATATTCAAAATCACCACTTAATAATTTAATTTAAAGGTGGTGACAGTTTTGTGGAAAACGGTCCCTATATTTGATGGAAGATACAAAATAAACGAAAATGGGGATTTATATAACTCATTCTCTAAAAAGTATATAAAAGGCCATGAAACAGGAAATGGATACTTAATGGCCGAATTTAAAGTAAATAACGTTAGAGAAAGATTTCTACTACATAGATTAGTAGCCCAATTGTTTATACCAAACCCTTATAACCATCCTATAGTTTTACATTTAGACAACAATCCAAAAAATTGTAGTGTTTCGAATTTAAAATGGGGAACTTATTCAGAGAATAATGCCCAAGCTATAAAAGATGGATTAAACAAAGTTCCAAGGCCAGATAATAGAAAGATGTATATTATATACAACCCATATTCATATGAGTATATAGAGTGCTTTGGTATAAAAGATATTATAAGATTAATAGGGTTTGGAACCGATTCTTCTGTGCGAAACTATATATTTAGAGACCAACCAATACCAGATGGATATTTTTCTGGATGGAAGATAAAAAGAATATAAAATGTGTATACGTTCAACGATCAGCCCTTGACGAGGGAATGTAGAACTGCAAGCAAATGGCAGAAGAAAAATCCTGGCCTCAGAAATGAGGATGACAAATGATCTCTTCACGTCCTGTAATGGGAGTGCATAGGAATCGACCTAGGGATAAGAGTTGCGCCTTATCTAAAGACAAAGGTTACGGTCTATCGGTTATAGCAAAGCTCAAAGAGACTAGAGTTAAGAGAAACCTCTATTATGAAATCAAAGATAGAGAGTTAGAAGAGACTATAGAGAATGGCGTAAGGAAAGTTAAGAAGACCAAGACTAGAGTATTTGGTACTCATTCTACAAACGTTGTTCGTAATACACTCATTGAGATTCTTAAAGAGAGAATGAGACTCCATAAAGATAAGTTCATCTCTCCTACTATATATCAAGAACTTAGAGGGTTAGAGGTTAAGAGGAATGGTAAGGTAGAACACTCTGATCTAACCCATGATGACCAAATCTTCTCTTATCTCATGGCCATGTACGTATGGTATGAAGGTAAGAATCTTAGAGAAACCTTCGGTATTGAAAAGTTTGGTATCAAGACAGAAGAAGCTGTAGATGATATCGTAGATTTGGCTACATCTGAAGACTTTGGTGATATAACAGAAGAGATTCTATATGCTACCAAAGATGAGAATGATAAGTTCGAATCCGATATGGCTGAACTCAATAAAGCAAAAGGAATGATGCTTGATGAGTTCATGGCAGCACAAAGAAAGAAAGAGAATGATAGACTGAAGATCATGCTTCAGAATCCTGTTATGAGAGAAGCATATGCTAGAAAGTATGGGGTATCAGCAAATGATCTTTCTATAGCAGAAGTAGGAGATACTGTAGGACCACAGAGTTCTAACCTTATTCCTAACTCTCTCTTCTTGGACTTCAACAAAGATTATACAGAACTCAATAAGGATTCTGTATATATGACTATGGGTGGGGCTATGATGGATAGCAATGGCATCATCTTAGGCTCTGCAGCATCTATAACAGAAGACGATGCGGTACAATAACTATACAATTCCCTACAGCTAATGTGCTGTAGGGAAATATTTTCTGAGAATACTAAAAACACTAGGGTGAGGCTATTGTAACTATGGTTAGGAGGGGAGTAAGTAGTGGATCTATACGTTGCTTATACCATTCTAGATATATACAAAGAGATAGAAGATATACATAGTGTGTTCTATAAGTGCTTAACCACTCGTATATCTAACTTACGTGCTATATATAGTACATTCTTAGATACACTTGGTGGATATAAGATCTTCAAAGATACGTTAAAGATCTCTTGGGAGGTCTATACTGGAGAAGTAAAGACAGAAGAAGATATAGAAAATGCTATAGATGAGATAATAAGAACCTACCCATGCGTCAATAGAGATAGTGATAACGAATATATGAACTTCTTGATATATCTTAGAAAGAGAAGATGGATGCAAGAGGTCAATGGGTTTGAAGATGTATATAGAGACTTCTGTGCTGATGTATATAAAGATATGACAGATGAGAACAAGCTAGTTCATCTATCTGCTATATCTGGTATTCATATCTTCGTTGATTATATAAATATGGTCCTTCCATCATTTATAAAGAACCTTGTATATAGGTTCAAGTATGGTAAGAGTATCTATGAGTATATATCGTACATGAATAAACATGTGAAGTATGATCCTCTAGATTATAGATCTTATGATATCAACCTGATCTCTGAGACAGAGTCGTATATAAAGTTATACTCAAAAGATAAATAGTCCTCTAGGGATCTTCCCTAGAGGATCTTCTAATGCGATGAGTATTTATATACTATATCTATGACTATGGACACATAAGGCACCATGTATAAAAGGAAAAGGAGTTGTTACAACAATGCTATTGGCAAACATCAACATCGAACTGGACTGTTCTGGTTACGATAACAACATTCTTCCCAAAGAGGAGGGAAGAAATCTTGTCAAGTTCATCGGACATGAACTGGATAAGGCCTATAAGAAGGATATGATCTCATTCCTTCCTACTACTATTGAGCTCAATTCTGTGAATCTGATTGTAGAGGTGATCGGAACCTATCAGCTTATCAGAAGTGGTGGAGTAGATTGGGAGAAACTGCTCAAAGATATCAAAGGTAAGCTCAAGGGATTCAGGATCCTCAATCCTGTATTAACTACAAAGGCTTCTATACATGAAGTTACATTCTGTGAGGCAGCTGCAACTATTCTGTACTGCTATAAACAGGATGACTATCTGATTCCAGATAGCGATCCTCATGATGTAATGGGTATGGAGAACAAGTACAATGACGTACCTACAATGTATCATGGAAGATTCCTTCCTATGATGAAACTGTGGTGTGACTGTGTACTTCCTACCAACCTTATCATCACTGGAGGAAATGTCTATCGTAAAGATGGTACTCTGGATGATAACCTGGTATACAGGTATCAGGAATTGGAGTACAAGGCTCTTCTTAAGAAGGGGATAGACAAAGAGCTTAGGAGAATTGAGAAGAAGTTTGTCGATAACTCTAATCGACCCTTCAATCGATTCTATAAAGCGCTGGTTCCCAATAGAACTGCTATCCATACTGTTGCATCTAAGCTCATTCCAACTCTTAGAAAGAAAGGTATGCTTACATCCAACAACTACTATGTATTGGATGTAATGGATACTCTCTTCCTTGGTAAGAATGATAAGTCTATCTTCATCAAACTTGGTATGCTTCTGAGAGAGCTCAAGGGTAGTACAATTGTGTTCTATATTGATATCCCGAATCACTTCTTGGTCAATATCAATGCTACTAAGGAAGAGCAGGCTGAGAATCTTACTGCTGAGGCACGTAAACAGCTTGATACTGAGAGGAACATCGATCTGGACTTTGATCGCCGTATGACTGATTATAATATCGGGGATACGGATGACTCTCTTGACTTTGCTACAAAGACTGTTGTCGTCAGAGATGTGGTCAATACAGTCATTGAGTCCCGCAAAGCAGGTGGGAAGCTTGATATCATCAATGATATCAACAAAATGATCAATAATCTGTGCAGAAGCATGAACGTCATCATTGCGTATAGTGATACTATCGCGTATGAGGACAACTATCTGGTTGAGCAGTTCTTTGATCTGGCAGATAATATCTCCATATCATGCACAGAGCTTAGTCCTACTATCCTTTCTGACGATATCCTTATGGATCTCGGAAGAGCATATGTAGATAAACACTTCTTCCAGCAGAACAAGTATACTGAGAACAAGAGCGAACTCGGTATAAAGGACTTTGAGAAAGATCTCAAGGATTTGGTCATCGATCATCCTCAATCTGATCCTGTATTCAAGTCTCTCTATGAGTTCCATTTTATGGTTAGGGAGTCTATTGACTTCAAATGGAGAACTGATGCTGAAGGTACGGTATATTTCTCCAAACTCAAGAGAAAACTGAATACTGTACGGAACAAGAAGCTCAAAGAGGCTTATGAAAAGGGTGGTGCAGATGCTATCAAAGAAGAGATGGAGCGTCAAGATAGAGCAGCTTCTATATCTAGTATGATGGCAGAGACTCTTGATAGGTCTGAATTTGGCTCTATGTTCGACTATGATGAAGACAAGAGCAATACAGATGAAACCCAGTCTGAGATTGAGTTGGAGAAGATGATTGGTCTAAAGACTATCAAGGAGCAGATCAAAGACTTCACATCATTCGTTCAGTTGGTAGAAATCAGAAAGGAGAAAGATCTCCCCCCTGTTCCTATCTCTAAGCATATGGTCTTTATGGGCAATCCAGGTACAGCAAAGACATCTGTGGCTAGACAGCTTGGAAGAATACTTCATTCTAAGGGGCTGCTTCCTACAGCTAACCTTCATCAGGTTGCTAGAGATGATCTTGTCGGCAAGTATGTCGGGTGGACGTCCAAACTCTGCCGTGATGCTATTGAGAAGGCAAAGGGTGGTATACTCTTTGTTGATGAGGCATATTCTCTTACTGCCAATGAGGGTGGTAACAATAGCTATGGGCAAGAAGCGGTTGATACATTCGTCAACTATATGGATAAACCTGATGTACGAGATGAGACTATCATCATCTTTGCTGGATACAAAGAACCTATGAGGCAGTTCATTGCATCCAACCCAGGATTGAAATCTCGTATTGGTTTCTATCTTGACTTCCCTGATTACTCAGATGAGGAACTCTTGGAGATTGCCAAGGTTCAGGCTGAACACCATAAGTACAAACTCTCTGATGAGTATCTTGAGAAACTTAGAGCTATGATTCAGAAAGAGCGTGGGGCTAAGGACTTTGCTAATGGACGATTTGTCAGAGGTATCTTTGAGAAGTCTGTCATCAAACAGTCTCGTCGTCTGATGCAGAATAAGGATGTGAAATCTCTTCCAGATGAGGCATTTGCTCTTATCTGTGGAGAAGACTTCTCTATCAAGGGAATGGATCCGAAAGAGAATAAGAAACCTATGGGATTCCAACCTATGGGTCAATTCGTCATTGAGGATGAAGATGGGAATATCTTTCCAATCTTCCCTCCTGGCCAACTCTAAGGGACAATAGACGAGAAAGATGGGACTTTTAACCCATCTTTCTTTTTTTTATTTATAACCCCCTTGAGTACACACTTATAAATTTTTATATATGAAGATATGGGGTGTATAATATATGCTTAACTTTCTCACCAACGACAAGGTCTATGAGATCCAAGCCAATGGACAGATCTCTATGATCTTGTCTCAGTTTGATTCGGGATACATTATGGATATCGTTGAGGATACGCTTCAACAGTTGTTCAACAACTTTGATACGATCCCACGTCCTAATGTAGTCTCATCGTTTGAGAATGCATTCAAACAGCTCTATGAGACGTATCCTGCAGATATAGACAATATTAATCTCTCTAGAGAAGAGGCATATCAGACTATCGTAGATATCATCTGTAAACGGTATGAGCTTAGATTCACACAACCTGATGATATTGACATGTTCACAGTAGCTCTCTACTACTATGATTTCTTTGTGGCTAAACTGAATCAGTATATCGTTCAGTTCTATGCTAAGCTTCTTATGGATGAGAAGACTGATATCTATACCAATATGGGATTAGAGGCTCTTAAGAAGAACAAAGATGTCTCTACAGTATATAGCAATATGGCATTCAGTGATGATGAGGCATTGGCAACTATCGCTGCTAACCTTCCTACTGTACTGAAGAACCTTGCTAATAGTATGCATGTTCCAGACCATAGGATCTTTAGATATACTTATGGGGATCAACCTGCTATATTCAATGTATTTGAAACCACTCTTACTCCAGTGATTCCTCTCTTTTCTCGATTCAATTCTCTGCTCTTCAATGATATCCTCTATGGATCTATGATTGTTGCTATCAGATTGGAACTCCAGAAAGCTATTGACTACAACAAGGCTATGGCCCAACTGAATACTCCTAGCTAATCTTACAAGGAGAGAGATTTATATGAAAGAACTCGAACTTGAAGAGTCCTCAAGTGGTATCTTCAAAGAGCTTATAAAGGGAGAAGTATCCGAACTGATAGGAAAGTTTCTCTTTTCCGGAAACGTAGATAGGTTTGAGATCATAAAGTACTTCAAAGAATCAGCTGAAGTAACTGATAAGGTTAGACCTGGCTTGATGTTTCGTAGAGAGAACTTTGTAGAACGAATGGTA